TTCCATGTCCTCTCTGCGTTGAGACCACAGCCGCTTGATTTCGGTGCCGTTGGATATCCCGCGCGCCTCAAAGCCGGATAAGCCATGCAATCGCGGCAATGACGGTAACGGCAACTGGCCACCATGTTCTTATCATTTCAGTCATGCCGCCCCGGTTGGCTAGGTGTCGCGCCCGCACGGTCCAAGGTTTTTCGCGCTGCGTCAACCTCATTTTGCCATGCACGTTGGCAGTGGTCCGCCTCATACCATGCGAGGAACCAGTCAATTCTGTCCCGACGCCGCGCCCATTCCGGGTCTGTCTTCCCGTCAATGTGCGCCCGTGCGCTGGTCGTCTGGTGGGTTGATCCGCTGTGTATCACTGCATTGTACAAACGGCTGTTGGACGATATGACCATCTCAGCAAATCTGAGCAGGATGTAGGCGGCGCGTGTCACCCTGCAATTCCAAAGTGAGCGTCCATCTGTGCATCGGTGACTTTCTTGGACAGCATCAACAGGCGCAGCAGAAGGTCATTGCGGTTGACTACCAGTTGCCCTAGCGCGTTGATTTCCGCGATATCTTGCTTGTCCGCGCCCTCGATGTGCTGCGCGATTATGTCGGTGACGATCTGCGGCAATGCGTTACCCGGCACCCAAGCCTTTGCCTCTGCCGCCGTAATCCAACCCTCGCGCAAGGCAATCTTGGCAAAGTCGAGGCGGGGCATGGATGCGGCGGCGCGGGCTTGCGCCAGTGCGATTGCGGGGTCGGGTCTGCCAATCTTGATAATCATGCGCCCACTCCATCGGTCAAATCAGCTTCGTCAACGGACCATTCATTGCGCCATTCGCGGTCTGCTGGAATGTCAGCCACGTCCACAATCTTGTAGGGCTTGCCAGTTGGCACGTCCTTTGCGGCGATTTCTTCAATCGTCAGTCCGCAGTCAGCGGGAATAATAACTGCCACGCCGCCTTCGTCGTTTTGGTAAATGATGCGCTTATCCATTTTGGTTTCCTTTCAGCGGAGTATTGTAACGTTGGAACTTTCGCTGTCGGTACCCTCCCCGAAATTACCGTCCAATTGCTTAAAGCGGTATGATGAAGCAGTCTTGGTAATTCTTACGGGTTGCGAAAAGTAAAGATTATAGTCAGGATTATCTTCTATCGTGACTTGAGCCGAATAATAATGGTCCTGCATTGCCGTGGCAAAGTTGACCGTATAGTCGCCCGGACCATTATCCGTGATGCTGGACACATTCCCGCCTGCTCGAATTGACGGCGTGCCAGTGCCGCTAAAAGTCACCCACGCGCGGGCTGCATACATAGGCGCTGAACCAGAGGCGTTCAGCAATGCCCAGCCCGCCGCCGTCACGTTCGCAAACTCAACGTCGTCAGCCGCTGCGTTTACCCGCACCGCGTCCAAAGCCCGCCCAGTCAACGACGGCAGGTTTGCGGCCACCAGTGCCGCCGCCGTATCGTTGGCAAACGTCCCAAACGCCACCAAGTCCGGCGCGAATTGCAGCGCCTGCCAGTCGAGAAACGCATCCACATTTGTGTCAAACGCGGTCTGCGACTGCCCCTTGTCCGGGATTGTTCCGGTGAATTGTCTGATTACTGGCGCGGTCATTAGAGCGTCTCCACTTCGAGTTGAACTTTTGTCATGCCTCGAACGTCGCTGACTGTCTGGCACGAACTGACGAAACCATATGCCAAAAAACTCAGGGTTGTCATCAGGTCCTGCAAACACCGCAGCCACCCCGTCCAGATCGTTAATCGTGCGCCAAAACGGGTCAGCGGCATAGTCGTTCAGGTGGACGCGATAACCAACCTTTGCCGCTGGTGTCCGGCGCAATAGCGACGTAAGCGTGCCTTCGGTTTTCTTGACCGACCGACTGCGCAGCCCGCGCGTGGACGCTACCTCTATGTCGCCATATTCGTCGGCGATCCCCATTGCAATCGTGCCGACCGCTGCATCGAAACCTGAGTTGGTGATCGTCACAGTCACCGTTGCGCCGGCTGGAATGTTGAGGTCAAACGTAGTATATGTCCGCTCAAGCGATTGAGGCGCAAAAAACCAGCGCCATAACGATCCTTCGTATGACGTCGCGTCGGGCACATCATACGTCACGTCCGCCACATCGCCGGTCGTGTTCAGCGTGCCGACGATTGTGATCTGTGTGGCACGCAATCCAAAGAAAGCCATAGCCGACAATCGCGGCAGTCCGGTCAGGGTGTAGGCGATGCTGCCCGCGCGTTCGGTTATGGTGTCAATCACTCGGAAATTGTCAGCCCCGAATTGCAGATCAAACGCTGCATAACGATTGGCCGGGCCTGCGTCAAACCATTCGGTGCTGGCCGCCAGCCCCGGCTCTTGCGTGGTGCTGGCGGCGCTCACCTCGAACAACCGTTCACCAACCCGCCGCACGTCGCCAAGCGTATAGGTGCCCGCCGTCCATGCCGTTTCAAGCGCAACGTTTGTGCTGTCGATGTTGCCCTCGGTGATAGCGAAAGGTTCAATGATCCTCAGCGTCATAGCGTTTGCTCCAACTGGAATGCCAGCGTATCGTCTGCCGTGTCGGCCCCGCGTCCAGTATTGCCTGCCGTGATTTCCGACGATGACACAAGCCGTTCCATTGACACGTTAAGCGCCCGCATCTCTGCGCGCAACTCTGCGTCCGATTGCTGGGGCGTGAACGTCTGAATGTTACTGCCCCGCGACAAGGCGCGCGTATAATCCTGCCCCGTGGCAAACAGATCCTCGTTGACCAGCGCGCGGAGGCTGTCCCCCAACGCGTCGGCCCCCGCGGTAATTTCGGCAAAGGCGGGCGACAGTTGCATCAATGACGCGACCAGCCCGCTATCGCCCAGCGCGTCAGCCTCATCCACCAGCGCCCGGAATGCCGCCCGCGTGGATGGCAGGGTATCAATCCCAAGCGCCAGCATTTCAATGGAAAGCAATTCCGTTTCCCGAGCGATACGTTCCGCATCCGTATAGAAATTCTGATAATACGACTGAGACACAGCATTGAAGTTTTCAAGCGATCCGAACAGGTCTACAAAGGCCGACGCTGCCTCAGCGCCCGCAAGGGAAACGTCGTTAAAAGGCTCAGGCGGAATTTGCCCATCCAGCCGTTGACTTCCGTCAACGCGTCGGCCGCAATGGCCGCGTCCTCCGCCGCAATGGCCGCGTCCTCAGCGGCAAACACTTGGGCCAGCCTCGCCTTGTTAAGCTTGTTTGTGGCGTCCATTTCACGGTCACGGATGCGGGCCGTTAGTTCTTCGGTCTTGCCCTGAGCCTGCAATAAACGATCCGTCAAAGCCACGCGGTTGGCCGCCACCGCAAACAGCTCGTTCATGCTGGTGATGTGAGGCACAAGGTTCGCCAGGCTGTCGCCCATGCGCGTAAATTCTTCTGTAATCGCGGCTTGCCGTGCGGCTTCGTCTAGCCCCTTGAGCGATAGTTCAAACTTGTGGCTGAACCCGTCAAAAACATCAATGGAAACGCCAAGCGACTCGGTTGCGCCAATGACGCTTTCACGGATGCCGAAAACCGCGTCTTGGAATGGCTCAGATTGTTCCCCTGACATTTCGCTAAACGTGGTCCGCCGCTTTTTAGATAGGCCAAAGAAACGCGACTTTTCGATTTCCTTGAACGATTGAAACATGGCGTCTTCCATGTCAATCGTTGCGCGGATTCCTTCGTCGATTGTTTTTGTCTTGGTCTTGAAGAATGAGAACACAGCCGCCCCAATACCAATGATAGGCAGAGCCGCGCCAATGGTAGCCATTAACCCGCCACTAGCCGCCGCCGCGTTTGCACCAATGCTGAACAGACCGCCAATCCCGCCGCCCGTGCCAAGTGTTGCCGACAACGTGCTACCAAGCCCACCAAGGAGGCCTGCACCGCCCGCAAGGCCTGCCCATACCCTCACCGCCGCCAAAGCTGCCCAGCAAGCCGCTTAGGATGCCTGCCCCTCCAACAGCAGCATCAATGCCCAAAGACAGCATAACCTGGTTGTTCAGGTAAAAGGCGATGATCTGTTTCAGCGTGTCCTTGGCGATGTTGAGCAGCCCCTTGAATCCACCCTTGAACCCGTCAACCGTCCAATCAACCGCGCGCCCGATCCCGCTGACAACCATGCCCTCGATTGCGTCTGCATATGCCAATGCTGCTTTTTCGGATTCGGTCATTTCATCTGCCAAGGCTGCAGCAGCTTCTGCCGCGCTATCAGCCGCGTCGGTCGCATCGTTTGTCTGTCTGCTACCACAGGAATTGTTATTGCAATTTCTTCAGATGCTAGTTTGCGATCACGGATAGCGGTGGCCAGTGCCCTCTCCGCTGCGGTTTGGGCTTCTATTGCCTCACTTACTAGGCGCTCATTACCCAGTATTGCGCCCCTGCGAGAACGGCCGCCGCCCACCACGGCTTCAGCCTCGCCCAGCATAGCCCTACGCTTCGCCAGCTCTGCCGTAGCAGCCTCATATGCGCTGTCAGCAAGTTTAACATTGTTGTTTGCAAGTGCGATAGCCGCAGCACTAGATCCAGGCTCTCCAGCGGTCACTTTATCAAGCGCCTCGGCCAACGCTAGAGCACCTGATTCAGCATCATATGAGGCGGTTTCCATTTCGCCTGCATTGTCTCGGAATAGAAAAAACGCGCCCGCCGCCGCACCAAGCAGACCAAAAACAATCCCTAGCGGACCGCCAAGGGCTATAAGAGCAAGGCGCGCCGCACTCACGGCACCTGTGAAAATCCCGGTAGCTATGCCCGCCGCAGACATGCCGCCCGTCATAGCGACAAGCCCCGTAATTGCTCCGGGAATAGCTGTTGAAACAAGACCTATAATCGCCACCGCCAATGTATCTATGTTTTCGGACACAAACGTAAACGCACCGGATAGCGCAGTTAAAGCCCCCACGCCTATTTCAGCCGCAGCGAAAAGCGCCGTGCCAATGGATTGCACCGCAGCGAAAAATGCAGGATCCGCTACGGCTTTGGTCAGCCTCTCAATGGAAGCGCGCAAGTTTTCAGACCCCGGCCCGGACAACTCGAACAAATCGCCAAACGCATTGCCCAGCGAATCTAACGCACCGCCAAGCGTATCCCGCGCCGCCTCTGCCGATCCGCCGAATTGCTTTTCCAATTCCGCCAGGATGATTGTCTGCGCGCCGATTGTGTCATTGGCCGCAACCATGCCTTTGACCATTTCTTTCTGCGCCTCGGTAAACTGGATTCCGCTTTCGGCAAGTGCCGCCATTCCTTTGACAGGATCATTCAACGCCTTGCCGACTTGCAGCGCGGAGGCCTGAAGGTCTTTGCCCAAAGCCTGCGACATATCTAAAATTGCAACAGTGGCCGCGTCAAACTGGTCGCCTTTAATCTGAGTAAAGGTCAGCAGGACGCCTTGCATGGCGTTGATGGTTTCATCGCCAAAATTTGTGACCTTTTGAAGCGCCGCCGCGTGCGCATTCAAGTCGGCCACGCTTTTACCCGCCGCGCCGCCTGTTGATGTAATGGCCGCGCCAAGCTGCGCCTGCGCCTTTTCAGCCTCGACAGTGGCATCAACAAACTTGTTCAGAAACTTGCCAGCAGCCAGTGCAGCAGTCAGTGCCGCTGCCGCTGCCGCTGCCACAACCATCTTGGCGGTCATGCCGCCGATTGCACCTGTCGCACGGCCTGCGGATCCACTAGCCTGGTCGCCGGACTTAGCAAAGCGATCCAGATCGCCGCTGGCCTTCCGCACGTCCCGACTGTCAACCCCGAGGCCAACCATTGCCATATCATCCATGCGGATTACTCCCGGAACGGCTGGGGTGTGTTTTTGCCATTCGACTCGAACAATTCACTGGCGTAAACCCCGCTCATTTTTTGCAGCCATTGCGCTTCGTCGCCTTCAAACCGCAGCCCTACATTTGCGGCCCACGCCTGAATTTCTAAATGGGACAGGGCCACCGACCCCATCCCGCCCTGCATGACCGGCCCGACATCCATCAGCCATTCCGCAAGATAAGCACGAAATGGAAGTTCAGGAAAGTCCGGTTCTTCATTTGCCCGCTCCAAAAAACTCCAACGCGTCTGCTTTATGTCCTGCGGCTGCGCGCATAACCACGCGTGTTGTCGCGCCCAGAGGCAAAGCGCATCTAGGCTTGTGCGAAAAAATTGGCACGGTCCTTCAAGAATTCTGTCACTTCTTCAAGGATCGACGGATACTTGCGATAGATCGCAAGCGCCGCTTCTTCCGAAAACTCCACGGGCTTGCCGTCAAGGCTTAGGTTTTCCCAGCCGATTGTCTGATCAACGGCAGCTTGAACAGTCCCCTCCTGACCTTCGTCGACCAGCGCACCAAGTTGCGCCTCGGTCATTTTGGCGAAGTCCATCTTGCCGCCGCGCCGCTTCAGGATGCTGGTTGCGCGCTTGCGCTCCTTGGCCTTTGCCGCCGGCGCGTCCATGCCGATCAATTTCACCCGCATAGGCTTGGACAAGTCGGAAGTGCCGTCCTTGCCTGTGACGTATGCCGGCGCGTCTGTGCGAAGGTTGGTCAGGTGCAGCCAAGCGCCCGCCTCTGCCGCTGATACTGAGTCGAAACAATCCATGGTTTATATCCTTCGGTTTAGGTTAAATTCGGGGGGTGCGGTTAACCACGCCTCACCCCCCTAGCCTGCCGGAGTTGCAGGATTACGGTGCGGCGACCTCAACGTCGGCGCGCGTGAACTCGATATTGCAGCTTGCCATGTTGACCGACCCGACCGACTGGCCGCGCGGGAATGACATGACTTTGCCCATGATATAACGGATTGTGCCGTCGCTGCGCGTCTCGCGGAAGCTGATTTCGTCCTTGGACGCCAGCGCAGCAAGCAAGATGGCCTGACCAGCGTCGGAGGAGTCATAGCCGAGCGGGATAGTGATCGAACCATAGTTCAGTTCGCCGTGGAATTTGTTCACGATGCCAGTCTTGAGCGGCGTAAACGTGACCGCAGAATAAGCCGCGCCGAATTCTGGTACTTCGGATGCTTCACCCACTTCGGTCCACGTCAGCGCGGCATATCCGGATGCGTCAAAGGTTGCTGGGGTAGCTGCCGAGACGGACAGAAACCCGCCGATGCCTTCAGTAAGTGCCATGATATTTTCCTTTCATGAGCGTGGATAGGCGGGATGCCTATTTCAGGACCGGGACAAGACCCGATGTAAACTCGACCAGAACTTCACCACCTGCTTCGGTAGCGTCGGCCACCGTGCCGGAATATGTGACGCCATTGGGCATTGCGAATTGCATGACCGCGCCTTTCTCTGGCACGTCGCCCTTGTAAATCATTGCAGGCGTGCTACCAGTCGGTGTTGGCATTGTAACGATGTACGCGCCTGTGATCGGCCCAGCCTTTGCGCGGTGTGTTTTCTTGTCCATATTTAAGGTGTCCTTTGAAAGATTGCGCGGCAACGGATCGACACATTCTTGCGAAAGTATGCGCCGTCGATTGCGCCCGGCTGTGGGTCGCCCATATCTGTCACCTGAATTTGACCGTCTCCGGCGGATAGTATCAGGTCAATGGGGAATTGGTCAATGATGCGCTGCGCTTGGTCGTCGGCTTCATCCTCGAACGTGCCCTCTTGCACAAAGACCGCCACAAACAGCCGAACGACCATCCGGCTTGATTTGGACAGGCCTAAACGCTCAGGCGGCGTGGTGGTAAAATACGCCAACCAATAAGGCGGATCCGGCGTGACGTATTGCAGCGACGGCGTATCATAAACACCCAGCGCGTTTTCACCCCATACAATCGGCGGGGCTGACGGCGTGGCGGCCAAGCGTGTGCGCAGGGCTGTTTTGATCTGCTTATGGTTCATCTGACCCGCGCCTTTGCTTTTGCAATAGATGCCCGCACAATCGCGGGCCATTGATCGACGGCACCCTCGACAAAGTGCGCGCCGGGACGGCCTCGGTTGCCATTGTTGACTGCCGCCGCATATTCTGCCGTCCAAGTAAATGTTGCCACGTCGCCGCCTTTCATTTGTGGAGCAACCAGAATGTGCGACGCCTCGCCCTCAGCGAACGCCCCGCCAGCGATTGACGATTGAAGGCTGTCGCGCAAATTATTTGTGATAACTGGCATGCGACCGCCCTTGTCCCGTGAAACTTGCGCCACGGCCACGACGGATTGCGTTGCGTCCTTCAGCACGGCGTCAATTCGGCGCTCGGTCTTTTTGGTCCACTGGTCCAGCGTGGCAAAAGTGTATCGGGCCATCAGGTCAACCTCGCGAAGAAGTCAATTCTTACGTCAGAATAGCATCGACAATTTACGGTTTCCCCAGCAGGTGCCCCGAGGCTCGTGTCGCCGGGATACATCATTTGAAAACCGCCAACCGTGAACGGCACGCCCTGCGCCGCTACCTGCCCGTCTGCCGTTGCGTGTGTTTCGCGCGTCTTGCCGTCGCCCGTGGAATCCCACGCCCTCACGACATCCTCAGCCCGCACATCGTTGTTCGGGTTTTCGATCAGTTGGTCCAGCGCCTCTTGCCGCCCAGCGTTCAATGCCTTGAGCGTTTCGGTGCGGGCGATTGTTTCGCCGCGTTGCCGCAACAGGTTGTTTGAGTTATCCCTGCGCGGCCCGATCAATCGCGGATTGTGGCAAAGTTGTGCCGTCACGAATGGCGCGGAAAATGGCAGCGTCGGATTGCTTGTTGCGCGCAGTAAATGTGCTTTTCAGCTTGCCATCCTGGCCAATCCAGTAGTCTTTGATCGCGCGCTGCTTTCCTGTGAGCGGGTCCGTCACGATCCGGCGAACCCCAACACCGTTTGTGGGCGACAGCGCGGCCCGCATTGATTGGACATACTCCGCCTGCGTGCTGTGCAGCCCACCAGACCGCCTTGTCGCTTGCCGTTGACCACGCGCCCGCCAATGTCCAGAGCGGTGCGCAGCGGCCCTCACCAGCCTCAAGCCCGCCCCGGATCGTCTGGGCAATCATCACGCGCGTGTCGTCCAACACCTCAGTCACCAGTCGCGCGCCCAGGTCCCGCGCAATCCGCTCGGCCCGCTCGTTACGGCCCCCGAATGACTGCACAACGCGGCTGGCAATCGGTGCGCGGCGGGTCGCGTGTTGGAACGCACCCATCTGATAATTGCCGCCAGCCGCCAGCGCAGCGGTGATTGCCGTATCGGTGCGGAACATATCGGCGGCGTCGAACCGCAATGCACGAAACGCGGCGTCCACATCACCCCGCGCAATGGCAGCTTCAAGCGCCTTCATATCAACGCCAGCCCGCGCCTGACGCATGGCCGCGACAAACTCCGACTGGACGCCGGGCCATGTCTGGTCCAGCAGTCTGAGAAAAGCGCGTCTGGTGTCGCGGGTTGTCATTTTAATCACCTTCACCAGCCAGGATATGACAAAGCCCGCCGAGTCCATCGGGATAACCTCCTGCACGGCCAATTTACGCCGTCGATTGTCAGCACATCCGATGTGCTAGGGGTGATCGTCACGCCATGGTTTACCAGCGAATATACCAACTCACCCGCACCCAATGCCAAGCCTGTCCGTTGTGTGTAAGCCTTGGCGGATGGTTTGGCCGTGAAGGTGTGAACCAATGGCGCGCCGGGTGTAGGGTTCCATGCGGGGCCAGTGGGCGTGCCGGGCCGACTGATCGTGACAGACACCGCCCCAAGCCCGTCGCCCGCGTCACGCCCCGCCTCAGCGTATGCCAGCGCGACTTCTGCGGCTATTGCGGCCCCGCTCATCGTGCAGCCGTTTTGCCGAGTGTGGTAAATTCAAAGTAGGCCCGTCACGATCTGTGACGTAAGGGTCAAACATCGCGGCAATGATTGTGCTGACAGGTGTCGCAGATTCAAGCCCCCTTTGCCCCCCGCGACAGGTGTCCATTTGATATCGCCCACGCCAGTTAGTGTTTTCTGTTGGTCGGGCTGTAGGTTGTTG